TTACATATACCTCTTGGAGTTTACTCACTTCTTTTAATTGCACTTTAGCGAACCTTTCTTGGTTGCCGTGCGACCATTTAGGGTTGGCTATCCCAATAGGTATCGGTTTGACTTTTGGGTGTTCAGATACAAGATTTTGAGTATACCAAGTATCTATATTGGGAAATAAATTTAAAACATAATCGATTTCTTGTTGGCCAAAATTAGTGTCAGAATTATGTGTAACCAAATTAAACTTTTCGGCTAATTTGACAGAGCCTATTTTAACATAGGTATCTAACAAAGAAAGGTGTTCTGGTTTGCAGAAAACAAAATTATTATCTAGATCTTGATTTTCTCTCGGAAAGAATTCAGAAGTTCTAGGGTCGTTATAGCTACTTAATTGCAGCCGACACTGATGTTTAAAATAAGTACCACAAATAAAATTCATTTTAATATCCTTTCCCAAAATAAAGACGGGGCGTTTTGGCAGCCTTTTTTAAAGTCCTCGTACCCTACTTTTTCAAACTCAAGATAAGCTCCTATTTTTGATTTGTCTCCTATAATTTCTTCCACTCCACACAAAAGAGCTTCTCCCACCATCCTGCAAAATGGCTCTCTAACGATTGGATGGTGAAAAACAGCTTTGGCTGATTGTAAAATAGTTGGGATATCATCATATTCCCTAGATCCATTAAATTTTATATTTGGATAATCTTCGAATACTCTATTAGGAGAAATCTCTCCCCATCCAAATACATCTATATTTCTATCAGGATTTTGATTAGCAAACCTAAGTAAATTATTTAGACCCTTTAAAGGATGTAAATAGCCACAATAAACAACATCATACTTTTTTTCTTCAGTAGATTTTTTGAATTTAGAGATATCTACTGGGTCATAAACTATTTCTACGTTATGAAAATAGTCGCCATATAAATTTTTAAAGAAGCTATAATGGTAATCGCTTAAAAAAAAAGTTTTATTAGCTTTAGAAAATAACTCTAGTCTAACATCGTCATTTAAATAGCTACAAGAATCATGCTCTAACCTCGATGAATTGGGGAGCTTAAGAATAAGTGGAATTTTTTCTGGAGATATTTTGCTTATAGCTTCCAAATTAGAATTTACCACTAAATCATAGTGTGAAAAAAAATCAGTAATCGAAGAATTATGATCGTGCTCTTTTATATCGAGACCTAATTCTTTGCCTTTATCAATAAGAATTTTATTGCTGACTTGAGCGCCGCCTTGCCTCTGTTTTAATGTGAAGTCAGATATAAACAATACTTTCATGCAAATGCATGATTATACCTTATAATCCTTCTTCTTCAACAACTTCTGTGATTTCAGACAAAAATGGAAAGGAGTTTAGTAAGTCGTGATGATCTGCAAAATTAGCATCATCCCAAGCCCACTCTGTTAAAAGCTCTTCATCGTCCCAAGCTACAGCTTCGCTGGAGGTCATTTTGCTAACGGGCTTTTTACTCCAAAATCTACAAGACCAATATCTAGCTTTATGCTTCGGACCTGGGTTTGTATCACACTGATGTCTAGCTCGGAAATTTCTACGCCTAGCTGGGTCATCTCTTTTGATTTCCATGTTAGGATCTCCAAATTTGACCATTACTGTATTTCCCTTGGGGCTTTTAACATAAACACCAAATTTCTTTTTTGAGCCAGAAGGTAATCTGAAGGGTTTATTTAAAGTCTTTTTTTCTTCTTCAGAATAACTGATATCTTCGATATCTTGATTCATTTCATCCTCTGAAATATTAGATTTCAAAAGGTCTATCTTAGCCAGTCCAAATTCTACTTCGTCATAATCGATGTAAGCCTCACCTTCTTTTTCATTGTAGTAGTCCTCACTACCTCTCGCAATATCTCCATCAGCAGCTCTGTAAGACTCTTTTACCTTGCCTCCACGAACCATTTTTAAAAATGTATTTACGCGAGCCATTGCCCATTGACCTCTGCTTTTACCAGGTCTATGGCTACTTGAAAACGCTCCAGCCCCTCTTCTATATACTTTTTTTAGTTGACCGAGCGTGACTTTCTTAGACTGTTTTTCATTGTGCTCTTTTACTTTGTTTTTTAAAGCTACAACAATTTTTTCAGAAAAAGTAATAGCTGGAGCTTTTTTATCCCCTCCAGCAGAGCCTTTTTTGTTTTTAGAAGAGCCTTTTTTGCGCTCTGAAGGTTTAGCAGGTGTTTGTGAGGAGCTTTTAGGGCCTTTGCGCTTTGCGCTTTGGCTTTCTAAAAAGTCTTTAGCTTGATCTGAAAAGTCGTACTCCATCAAGAATTTATTACACTTTTAATTATTAAAAATGAATATTTAACCCTCACAAGAAGAGCAATTAAGTATAGATCTAGCTAACTCTTGGCTAGGATTAGCGCTTCTCTGATAATAAAAGCTTTTTACGCCTTGCTCCCAGCCAAATATAAGAAGCTCGCTAACTTGCTTCGGTGGACATTTTGGTGAAATCATAACATTCAGACTTTGACCTTGGTCAATAAATTTCTGACGCTGGGCGGCTTGAATAACAATTTCTTTTTGTGGTATCTCTCCAAATGTTTTAAATACATCTTTTTCTTCTTGAGATAAAAAATCTAAGTGCTGAACAGATCCTCCTTTAAGTAAAATAGATTTCCAAGTGGTTTGGGTATTTTTCTTTTTCTCATCTAAAAGGTTTTCTAAATGAGGGTTTTTGTAAGTAAACTTTCCTTTGGCTAGATCTTTAGTAAAATAATTACTGTTAAGGGGTTCAATAGACGGAGATACTTGACCCAAAATAAAAGAACTAGAAGTTGTGGGGGCTATGGCCATTGTGGTCATGTTTCTCCTCTCATAACCATCTAAATGCTCTGGAGATCCAAATAAAACAGCAAGAGATTGTGTGGCTTCGTCACATTTTTTTCTGATTGTCTTGTGAATTTCTGTATTTAAAAACTTTGCGTCCATACTCTCAAAAGAAATCATCTGCTCTTGTAAGTATGAATGCCAACCCAAAACGCCCACTCCTATTGCTCTTTGTTTTTTTGCAAAATTATGAGAAGCTTTCATAAAGGGAATATGTTCAGTCTTCTCTATATACTCCTCCATTACCGCATCGAGAAAATAAACTAATGTTTCTATTGCGTCTGTTTTCTTAATCTCTTCCCATTTTAACAAATTGAGAGAAGATAAGCAACAAACAAATGATTCGTTCTCGTTTGCGTGAAGAAATATTTCGCTGCAAAGATTAGATGATGTTATTTTCATCTTCTTATCCTTGTAAGCTTTAGGAGCATTAGCGTTAGCGGTGTCTGTAAAAAATATGTATGGATATCCTGTCTCAAACCTTTTCTTTATAACAGATGCCCAGACAGAGCGTTTTTTTCTATCCCCTTCAATCATCGACCTCATCCATTCGTCTGTAATACACACTCCGAATGACATTTCTTGTATAGGATTGCCTTCAGACCTAATTCTAAGAAATTCAGAAATATCAGGATGATCTATAGGAAGGTAAGCGGCGAAAGACCCTCGTCTTACATTACTTTGAGAAACAACAGATGAGACTTTATCGAAAAGCTCCATGAAATGGGCTGGCCCGCTTGAGGTTCCTCCAGCAGAAATTTCTGCCCCTCTTGATCTAAGTTCTCCAAAATATCCCGAAGTCCCCGCGCCATGCTTAGTTTGCATCCCTACTTCAGCTTGTTTATCTAAAATAGAATCCATGCGGTCTTCTATAAAGACCCCATTACACGAAATAGGCAATCCTCTTTCTCTGCCAAAATTAGCCCAAATAGGACTAGATAAAGAATAAAATCCTTGACCTAAATAATCCTCAAATTTCTCTGCAAAACCTTTTATTTTTAATGATTTTTCAGCGGCAACTGCAATATCGTGACCTCTTTTTTCAGCGGTTTCTCCTGTTTGTAAATAACCCCTTTTTAAGAAGTCCCGAGCGTCTTTGTTTAGCCATTTATATTTTTTCATTAAAAGAGGTCGTCAGCGTCAAATGTTTGAGAGTTTTTAGAATACTCAACTGGTCGTGAGTGAAAGAAATCCGTAGCATTATTGCCCATCAATTCTTCTTCGAACCACATTGTATCTTCCAATAACGAAGTGTCAACATCAAACGCTGAATGAAAGCCTATTTTTTCCAAAGAGTCATTAATTCTATTTTTTATAAACTCCTTGAGAATGTTAGCATCCAACCCTTTTTCATTAAATCCATTAATCATCCAATCGACAATTTGGCTCTCTGCCACAAAAGCCGCTTTAGCTTCGCTCGCTATTCTCTCTTCCAACTCTTCATCAAAAAGCTCGGGATGTTCGCTGCGAATCGTGTTTATGATTTTGATGCCAGCCAAAGCATGAATGTTTTCTTCATTGCGAGTATATTTGACTTGCTGTCCCGTATCTTTAAGAACATTCCGATAGCGATTAAACCAGTTAATAATATAAAACTGCGAAAAGAGAGAAACATTCTCCACAAAAAGCGTGAAAAGAATGATGGAATAAACATATTGTTTTTTTGAGTCTTTGTAAAATTTATGATTGTATTTGCGGAGATACTTCACTCGACCTTCGATGAAATCTAATTTCAAGTTTTCTTCGAAAACATCCTCTAATCCCAACACCTTAAGAAGTCTTTCGTAAGCGTTGTTGTGGATAACCTCTACGTTAGCCATAACATATCCAAGATCAGTCAAGCTCGGATGGGGAAGGTTATCTCCAAGCTTGCTCCAAAATTTCTTAACTGCGACCTCAATCTGACCGATTGCAGAAAGAGTTCTTACTATCATCTCCTTCTCTTTTTCATCTAAATTGACGTTAAAATCTTGAATATCGCTGCTAAAACTAAATTCTTTATCGGTCCAAAAACCGTTATGCATTGCCTCAATAAACTCCTGCGCCCAAGGGTAATGGTCGGGCTTCCTCGATACTTGTTCTTCGAAAATCATGGTTAAAGGATTTTACACTTAGCAGGGACACGAAGCAATGTCAAATGAGAATTTTAAGAAATTTTTTTTTGTTGACAAACTAATCCCTAGACATATAATAACCGTGAAACGGGATAAACGTAATTTATACCTATTACGGTATAGATAAAGTATAACGTAATACTTAATCGTATACGTTTTATAAATATATTATAAATATAATCAGAAGTTTTTGTAAAATTCTGTGGAAAAAGGAAGACAAGATAGTAAAATGGGTTCAGTGGAAAGCGATCTGACACTCATATCCAAAATACAGGAGGATAATACCGACCAAAAAAGCCTTATAGCTTTAGTTGATCGGCACTCTGGGATATTTCACACGATGGTAAATCATTTTATGTCAAGCCCTCACTGCGTCTTAGACAAGACTCAAATCGTTGAGGATAAAGAAATCACAATTTATGATTCAGCTTTAAATTACGATCCATCTAGAAATACAAAATTTTCTACTCATTTAGCTAACCAAACTAAATGGAAGTGTTTAAACGCTCTTAACAAAAAGAAGAAAAATAAAGAGTATTTTATCGACGATGAAAATACTTATATTGAACCAAGTTGTGATTCTTTTATCCATGACATCAACAAAGAAGAAGCTTTAGTTGTGTTTAATGAATGCCTTAAAACAGAAAAGGACGAAAGGGTTAAAAAAATAATTGACATGCGTTACGGATCGGATAACAATAAACTCACTCCTTGGAGATATATTGCGAATAATCTTGACTTAAGCATACAAGGGTGTATAAATATCCACAACAAATTTATTAACAAAGTAAAAAAAGAAGCAAATTATGTATAATTCTATTACAGCCGCAGCATATCTGGTTAAAGACCCAGAAGTAAGAACTACCAGCAATGGTAAAAAAGTTGTCAGCTTGAGAGCTGGCGTTTCAACATCAAACGCAAAAACTAAATGTTTTGTTGACATCGAATATTGGGATAAGACGGCAGAAATTGCTGAAAAATATCTTTCGAAAGGAAGAGAATTTATTGTCAATGGAGAACTTTGTATGTCGTCTTGGGAAAAAGAGGGTAAAAAGTTCAGCAAATATTTCATTAGAGGTAAAGACCTTCAGTTCTTGAGTTCTAAAAAGGCTGATAAAACCGAAGGGGATGGAGGCAACAGCTCAAGTGACGTACAAGGCGATGATGTCCCGTTTTAAATGAAATTAATTCTAGAAGCTCCTTTAAATGGCTTAAGCTTTGGTAATGTTTCTTTTAACATTGTCAGAGAACTTCAAAGGCTAAACGTAGATCTGGGCATCTTTCCAACAGGTGACCCAGATCTATCTGCATTTGATTTAACCGATGATCTTAAAAAGTATATTGAGGACTCTGTAAATAATAGGTGGAAGTTGCTTAGTAAGCATATCCCCACTTTGAAACTATGGCATTTAAATGGATCTGAAAATAGAAAGACTAAAGATCAACATTTGCTTTCATTTTATGAATGCAGCGAGCCGACAGAATTAGAGCTTAAAATAGCATCTCTGCAAGATAATGTTATTTTTTCTTCTAAATATGCCCAAAAACTCTTTAAAGATAAAGGGTTAGCTAACACAGAATTTGTACCTCTTGGGTTTGACGAAGATTTTAAAAGAACCGAAAAAAAATATCTTAAAGATGTTGTTCATTTCGGTTTAATGGGTAAATACGAGAACAGAAAGCACACTAAAAAGATTATTCAAACTTGGTTAAAAAAGTATGGTAATAATCCTAAATACCAACTTTCTTGTTGTGTAAGTAATCCATTTTTTAACCCTCAACAAATGCAGGGGGTGTGGAATGAAGTAACTAAAGGAGAAAATTATAATAATTTAAATATAATTCCTCGACTCGCTAAGAATTCAGAAGTCAACGAATTTTTAAATGCAATAGATATTGATTTAACAGGACTTTCGGGAGGAGAAGGTTGGAATCTACCAGCTTTTAATTCTACTTGTTTAGGAAAGTGGAGTGTGGTTTTGAATGAAACCTCTCATAGAGATTGGGCAACCAAAGATAATTCTATTATGATTGAGTCTTCTGGAAATATGCCCTGCGAAGATGGTATATTTTTTACAAATCAAAAGGATTTTAATAATGGCGTTTTCTACACATGGACGGAAGATCAAGCGATTGCCGCTATGGAAAAAGCCGAATCTAAAGCGGGACAGATTAACACAGAGGGTGTCAAAATGGGGGACACTATGACTTACAAGAAAACTACTGAAGCTATTTTATCCCTTGTTTTTAAGGAAAAATAGATTGGCATGATTAATGTTAATATATATAACTATGAACTCATTAATTAACAACTTATTAAACGATATTACTAACCAACAAAATAAACCTATCTCTTTTAACAGGCATCCAGTTAAGGATTCTGGAGATGTTTATCAAGCTGAATTTGAATTAGCTGGATTTACTAAAAAAGATGTAGATATTAAAGTTAGTGATAGCATTCTAACAATTCAAGCTGAAAATGAACAGAGAAATAAGTCATTTAAATTATTTTTATATGATTTAGTTTCAGAAGATCACATCACAGCTTCTTTAAAGAACGGCCTTTTAAATATTACTCTTCCCAAAAAAGAGGTGACCGCTACAAAAAAAATAGATATTAAATAATGCCTATTTATGTTTATAAACATCCCGAAAGAGAAGAATACCGAGAGGTGTTCCAAGGGATGAATGATGAACATGTTTATTCAGAAGATGACGTTGAGTGGAGCAGGGTTTTCCTTGCTCCCAACGCATCTATTGACAACACTATCGATCCATTTAATAAACAACAATACATAGACGCTACTTACAATAAAAAAGGAACTATTGGAGACATGATGGATTTGTCTTCAGAGCTAAGTGCAAAAAGAGCTGAAAAATCTGGCGGCCTAGATCCAGTTAAAGAGAAGTTTTACAACGACTACTCCAAAGAGCGCAATGGGGCAGAACACCCAAACAGATTAAAAGAAAAAGGTTACGATAGCAAAAACGTAAAAATAGATTACGATTAGTAATAAGTTCCGCTAACCTTTAAACCTTTGTTTTGTGTCACTTTGAAACTAAACTGTGCATCATAACTCATAGTCCCATTGACGCTCATTGAATAATTGTAAGAATTAAGTTTAGCGTCCTCTATTCGGTAAATCATTTGCTTGCCGCTGGCTTCTAGTTTTAAATCAAATTGATAGTTTTCATCAGAATTTAAAACTCCAGTCATATTACCCACATCCACTCCTGAAACCAAAGAGGATACAGAAAATGAACCATCCGCTGGGAATTGCCTCTTTCTATTAAACGGGTAATCATTTCCCAAACCATAAGAAGAAGCTCTGCCAACAGTGACACTCATATCAACTGATTGAACTAAATGTTTTCCAGATATTGGCTGTCCACCAACTTGCAAATTCTGCAAAACAATATCGCTGTTAGTGTTATCTGGATTAACTATAGGGGGTTTTTTATCTAAATCAGAGCTTGATAAATCTAGAGCAAAATTGAAAAGACAATTTCCAACGCCATTGTTATTACCACCAGTTAAGTTCACAGCTGGCATTTGCATTGATGTTGTACTTAAGCTGGCGAACACAGCGTTTGAACCAATATAAGATGTTGAAACAATAGGAAGATTACCTATTGAATAACTTAAAGAATAAGAAGAAGGAAAACAATTTCCAAAAGCTATAGCTTGATCTTTATTCAAATTTAAAGCTGATCCATACGACAGCTTATTTAAAAAAGAATTCTCTCCTTTTTCATTTATTAAAACATAAAAATTTGTAGAATCGTTAACATCGCTAGAAGTAAAAAAATTTTCAAAATCTGTGTTAGGTCTTGTGTCAATAAACCTACCTTGCAGCTCATTAGAAAAATTAGGTTCTGGAATGTATGTAATGTTTAAGCCTACATCTGGAACTTGATAAAAGTCATTAGAGGCTAAATCTTGAGAACCTACCTGCTTTAAAGCTTGTCTGGGATAATTAATAGAATAATTTAAACCTTGAGTTATTTTATGTAACTTAAGCCCTTGATTAGCTGTGGAAAAAGCCACGGTCGCATCTTGAGCTGCCACTATAGCATTATAACTTTTTATTATATTTCTAGCCATTTTATGTTCCTGTTGGAATTACACCTAAAGGGTCTTCTACTAAATTTACAGTCAATGTATTAGAATTAACATAATCCCAAGTGTGAGTCCAAGTCGGACTGTAATAAACTTTTGGTCTATTATAAACAGATGGTATTTGATGCTCAAATCTTCTGTAACCTCCTTTGTTTTCTAAAAAGTGAATCATGCTTTTGGTCTGGGAGTCAGAAATATTACTAAAAGTATAATTAATACCAAAAGTAGAAATATTATCATTTGTTTTTAACCTTTGAGTAAAAGAATTTTTATAATTAAGTATGTCCGCTTTAATATCTACATTGGTTTGAGTTCCGATGTCAGGCTCAAAAAAGAATTTTTGGCTCCACATAGAAGAAGCTCCAACTGGACTATTAGATGCTGTAGAAGTATGGTCTCCACTACAATAGTAAAAGTTATCTAATTTATTTTCATTTATCCCTGAATAAACAACATCATATTTTTTATAAGCTCTGCTCGGACTCCACCCATCAAAATTTAAATTAGCAAAGCACCCCATTCCCGACCATTTTAAAAGAGTGGGGGCATGATCTACATTTATAGTAGATGCGACTTCGAAGTGTTGATTGTTAATAAAATTGACAGCATAGTTATCACAAAAACCTGTCACGGTTTTATATATATTGGAAGAGTCTGGAGTAAATTCTATGCTTTCCACCCCTGATTGGGCTTCAAAAAATGCAACTAACTTTTGAGCATTGGCTTCATTTACGTCATACCTTACATTAAATTTAGCCGTTAAACTATTTACAGAATAAGGTATTAAATTGTAATAAAAATCATCAGTAGTATAGCTGTGATTAGTCGCCTTAAAATTAACTTGCGACCCATAAACGGGAGCGAGACTCAAACCAGCGATGGTAGAAGGGATCGCTACTCCCGAAATATTATCATCTCTGTTATAAAATAAACTTTCGCTCATGAGTGACCCATATAATTAAGAGTTAAACGGACTGCCCCATCCGAGCTTGCGGTTAATTGTTCTGAAACTAATGAGGCTTTTGGTATGGTAAGATTTTGAAGAGTTGTTCCGTCTCTGCCTTTGACTGAAAAAGATAGTGTCTTATCTTCTCGATCTGCATCTAGAAAACTAAACCCGCTTTTTAAAAAAACATCATCAACATCTATTTGTACGCTGGCTGAATATTGTATAGGGTTAATATGCTTAACCTCAACAGGCGTTTCAGATCCAATGGTGTAGTAAGGTTGTTTATTTACAGTTAGTGAATAATCAAAACCAACGACTCTATTAGTAGAGCTATTGTCACAAGTGGCCGTTATAGATCCTTGACTTGGTATAAATATATTAGTTGAGGTAGAACCTGAAGCGCTAATTCCGCTTTTCATTTCGTCATAAACAATAAAGCTAGCATTAACTCTAGGAACAGAACCAACAGCACAGTTTACTGAATATGAATTTAAATAACCACTTTCAAAACCATAAGAAGCATTATTATTATAATTAAAACTTCCTTTCATTACCTCTGATTCTCCAGTAAAATCTAAAACTGGATCAACATATATAAGAGATCTAGAAAAAGACACCTTTTGATCAGTGACTCCTCCTACTGCTGTAAGTCCATGACTCGAACCTAAAGGAGCTAAAAGATCAGCCTTGTTATCATATCCTAGATCAAGGCTTTCTATACCAGAAAGTTCTCTAGCAGCAGGGCTGCCATCTCGCCCAGATATAAAAAAGTGAGCTTCGTAATTTAGCGTTGTGTCATACATTATGCTCTAGCCTGTCTTAAAGATCCTCCCAGTCTCTTTTCGTCATCAATAACCTGCTTAACAACGTCTCTTATTCGTGTCGCTAAATTGGTTTCTTCTTCATCTCCATCACCATTCGTGCTAGATGTTCCATCGGAGTTAACTGTAATATTTATATTTGTTTCTCCTTGATTATCGGAAACAGAAATTAATTCATCTAATTTACCAATAACCGCTCCATTGCCTCCTGAACTCCCTCCCGAATTTATAGAAGCTAAATTACCCTTACCAATTCTTTGAGTAGCTGCGGCATTCATTACAAATTCGCCGCCTGACAACATTGCAGGAACAGTGTCTACTCCCGCTGCGTAAGGAATAGGTCCACCCGTGGCAGACTTTTTGCCTTCGCTAAATAAATTACTTAAAGCAAAGCCAGCCCCAGCCGCGACAATAGACCCAAGCAACCCTCTAGTGGATTGCTTTTCTTGCTCCTTTGCTTGTTTTTCTTTATTGACTTGTTGCATATACAATCCAAAAGCGCTTTGTTTGGATGATTGCTCTCTGCCAAATTGTGGACTGTTTCTACGGCCAAACATTGTAAGAGCAGCGCTTTGAGGGGCTAAACCTATAGAAGCAAATCCAGAGCCGCCACTAATAGAATCAAATCCTCCAGTTGTGAATCCTTGGGTAGCGAAGTCTAACAAGCTATCTTTGCCTCGCATTGCTCCTTGTCCATAAGTTCCTGGGGTAAATAAGCCTCCTCTATTCATCGCAGGGATCTGCCCTGAATTCAAAGCAGACATAAATCTTGATCCATACTTTTTAACCGCACCTCTCCTCATCACAAATTCACCTCCAGTCAAAAGAGCTGGAATATCATCTCTAGTTCCAGATCCACCTTTTACTGGACCTCCACTATTTAAAGGGTTTAAACCTCCCATAATAGAGCCAAAAATTCCACCGCCACCGCCACCAATAATACTATTGACAGCTTGGTTCATGTATCCTTTGGCCAAAATATTGAAGAACGATGCAGCAGCATTTCTTAACGTCGAACCTAAATCTTCTCCTTTAGATATAGCATCAACTAAAGCATCGGATATGTTGTTTTTGAAATTTATAGAGGCATCAGTTATGGTTTGAGCTAAACGATCAGATTGAAGTAAAGGGTCAAACTCTCCAGACTCGACTATTCTTTGCCCCACACTTCTTTGTAAATCACTTAGTCTAGCTGCATTTTCTGGTGTCAGATCACGGCGATCTGAAATAGCTCCCAACCTTCTTCTGTTAGCAGCCGACTCTGAACCCAAACCCATTCTGTCAGATTGTAATAATTGCAGCTCTGCATTAGCAACAGCTTGTTGAAATTCATTTAATGCTCTTGCTGCTTGTTCTGCCGCATCAGCAGTTGCTTGCGCTGCTTCTATATCTTTAACAGAAGCTAATTCTAAATCAGCTATTGTTTGCTTAAGATTTCTAGCTGCAACTGGAGATTCTTTAGCTATTTCTTTAAGAGCGTTTAAAGCCTCCGCTGGTGTTGTGGCTTGGTCTAAAGAAAAACGATTCCTAGACATCTTCCGCATGGCTGACATAGGATCAAGTATGTTTGCCGCTGTAAAAGTGGGCTGTTGATTAAGTCCAGCTTGTCTAATTCTATCCATCAATCCCGCTCTCGCTGTTGACACCGCTCTGCCTCCAATTCGGGATTCAACCCCTTTTATTTGATCTTGTAAACGAGATCTAACTTCAGGCGGTGCTGTAGCCATTTGCTGGTTTAGAGAAGTTATAAGAGATCGGTCTGCTTCGTTGTCTCTTTGGTTTTGTTGGGTGACATCAAAAGCTCTATTTGTAGAATCTATCGAGGCGCTAGTTTGAGCGTCCTTTAACTTTAACTTGAGAAGTTCTGCTTTATTATTCATGTTTGATAAAGACCTCTCTCCATCATTCATTGTCATAATCAAACCTGCTGCGGCATTATTAGCCAACATAAAGTTTTCTACAAGTTTATCAACTTCGACATTTTCTTTGCCAGTTATACCTAAAATATCCTCCATGAGTCCCTTGACGATATCTTTATCTTTAGCATCTTTTTCTGACAATTCTGATATTTCTTTAGTTATATCGTCTATTTCTTTTTGATTTACCTTTAACTCTTCTAGCTTTCCAAGGCTTTCTCCAAGAACTTCTAATCTTTTTGCGACAATTTTATTTGATAACTCCTCCTCTAATCTTTGAGTTTTTAATTTAATTAAGTGCTCATCACTTAAGTTTCCTAAAATTTCAGCAGACTTAATTCTTCCGTTGAGTTCAGTATTTAAAGCAAGTTCTGCTTTTCTTTGATCGAGAGCGCTTTTGATTGATATTTTGGCTTTTTCTAAATCTAAAAGTTTTGATCTTTTCTGTAAATCCTCTGTGTTCTGAAGTCTTTTAGCAAATTCCGCTTCTAAAAGAATTAGTTTTTGTTTTTCTGGAACTTTGCTGCCGACTTTCTTTTCTAAAAATTCGTCAGATATTCCAAAGCGAAATACATCCATCGCCCCTTGTTTTCCACCTACACCACGGGGAACATCTCCTGTTTTTAGTGCTCTTATTATATCCTCGATTTGTTTTGTGGTGGCACCTTCTATGCCTTTTGCAAATTCTTTTGTGTCTGCTACTACTTCTTTGTTAGTGCTTGCAATAAAATCTGCAAATTCTGCTAATTGTTTTTCTCCTAGTCTAACTCCAAATCCAAATGAATCTAATTTTGCGTCTACTTCTTCCGCAGTTAAACCTAAACCTAAAAGGCTAGCAGCCGCTTTTTGGAAAGCCTCTTGGAAAGTTTGTCCTGAAGCATCTTTACCTCTTGCAAATCTCCTGTTTACCTCCACATTAGTGAGTGGTGAATTGTCAATAGCTGTCTGGTTTACACCCATCGCTCCATTAGTTAATATACTCGGCACCCGCGCCGTTACAGTTCCTATTCCTCCTCCTAAATCCAAACCTTTTCCAGTTACTATGCTTTTAGCCTCTTCTCTTAATCTTACTTTTCTAACTTCAGAAAGGTTGTCGAAACTAAAAGCTAAATTTTTCGTAGCGTCAGCAAGAATAGCCATAGAACTAGCCGCAGCTCTATTTTTCCCAGTTGCTTCATCTATTATAGCGTTTATGCCTTTAAACAAAGATATCCCTGCGCTTAACGCGGCCCCATATAACCCTAATTTACTAACAATCTTTCCAGAAGCCCCACCAAGAGATTTACCAAAATCATTTATAGCACTACCAGCGAAAGCCGCAGTTGTCATGCTACTCATGGCCTTGAATGTTATATTAGCGAACTTTTTCAATCCATCTTCAGCTCCAGAAGTAGCTCCACTTAATCCAGAAAGACCAATTTGCACCGCGAAGATGCCTCCGAGCATATCTCTTTGGCCTTTATTGTTTTTGTTAAGTTGATTAGTAGAATCTTTAAGAGATTTATTAAAAGCTTGAACTCCTGCTTTATCGTATTTAAAACCTGCTCCTGTGACCTGTTGTTTTGTTACTCCCTTGTTCCATGCAGCAAAGTTTGGTATCGCTCCAGTAGGCTCATCTCTTGTGTTAGTCACAGCAAGACCCATTGGGTTGCCAGCATTCTTTAATGAAGAATCTTGGTTAATTCTTATCTGATTGAGTGGAAGACCTGCGGCAGATTCTCTAGCTATTGCATTTTGTAAACCTCCAGCAAAATTTGGAATATAACCAGATGCTCCTGTGTTACGGAACTTAATCCCGCCTAGCTTTTGCGAAACCTCATCTAGCCCCCTTTTATATTGTGTCACCCCTTTCTCTTTATATGCCCCCCTTAATTCTTGCCCTCCAGATCTTGTTAAAGTTTCTGTCCCCGTGGTGAATCTAGACATTTTGTCAGCCATGCTGTTTCTAATGTCTGCATCGTTGTCCCTGATTTTAGCCTCCACAAAGGCTAAGTCAGCAAAGTTTTTCATAGCTGGAGATATTGTGCTAATCTTTTTTATAGTGTTAATACCTAAAAAGTCAAAACTAGCAGTTTGCCCTAAATCAAATTCTGGACTTTTTACTATTCCACTAATAGCTGTTTCGAAAATAGATCCAGCTAAACTTCCTATACCTCCTTGGTTGCCTAATTTATCTTGCTTTTTTCTTAAAGGGTCACCTCCAGTGATCTCCAGTGCTTCGTTATTTGCTTTATTTATAGCGTATCTTCTAATATCGCCTTTTAATTCTTCAGTTTCTTTGGCTTTTGCACCCCGAGGCTCGATTCCAAAAATATTAAATTGATATTTTCGTTTATTTTTAGCTGTTCCTATACCTTTTCTTACCCCACCAAATTTTTGAGGGATTATCATCGCAAACCTATTGTCTATAATAGGTTTTCCTTTTGCCCCTTTAGTGCCTGTAGAGAATAAAGGTGCTGGTTTAGGTTTATTATAATTAGGGATAAAACCCCCAGCCGCACCCACCTTTCTGGCTCCAGAAGGAAGACCTAGAGAGGAAATCATATCCTGATTAAAGATGGCTGAACCTCCACTGCCCGCGAAATTAGGAACCATGTATTCGCTGGTGTTGGCCACCATTGTCCCTTTTTTACCTCCACCAAAATTAAAGTTAGGTATGGAAACAGGTCTTGCTGAACTTGGCGCTCCTCCAACCCCACGATTTATATCACCTTGTTCAGACCCATAACCCATTACTGCATTGTAATTAGGAACAAAGCCGCCAGCAGCCCTTCCCCTTCCAGCTCCCCTTGTCCCAGCAAAAACTCCAGGGGTTACTCTTAACGCAATACCTTGCATTTTTTGCATAACCGCCAACTGCTCATTAAGAGCAGTGGTAAAGAACTTCGTTTGAGCGGCCTTCTTTTGCTCTGTACTTAGTTGGGAATTTTCAATAGCTAAAATTTGTTTTTGAATTCCCTCGTTACCCAAAAGAGTTGAAGCTATTTGCCCCTGTAAAGTCGCTTGTTCTTTGGCTGCTCTATTAAGACCAAAAAAGGTTTTTAAAGACCCAAAACCAAACTTGGTTAAGTCTAGAGTTAGTTTGGCGATAATAGCTCCAAAAATAGCTAACCCAGGTCCGCTAATTATACCTCCTATTGCTTTTACAAAGCCTTTAGCAAAATCGCTTCCTATGCCATCTCCATCTAATAAATTTTTTACATCACCAACTAAACTGTTAAAAAACCCAAGAACATTTTTGAGACTGTCTGTAATCCCAATTTTTCCAAGAGTGTCCGCTAATTCTTTTAAGTTAACTGTAGCGGAATTAATCGCAGCAGATAGAGTCTGGTTCAAAGCTATATTACGACCGTAAGCTTCAGTAGTTGCCTTGGATGCGACATCTGTGACTTTAATAGCTGTAGAAGTCTCTTTATTGTAATCTTCTAGAATAGCCAAAAAAGGAGCGATTTGGAATTTGCCAACTAAATTTTCTGCAATTTGCAGTCTTCTAGCATCAGGCAAACCTTTTAAAGTGTCCCCTAAATTTTGAATCAACTTTGTAGCGCTTAAAACCTCTCCTGATGTATCAGTTACTTGGACACCAAGATTTTGCATAGTCTTAAGTTTATCAAGACTTTGAATACGAGTAAAAATTGTTTTAAAAGAGTTACCAATAACAGCTCCTCCTCGGGCTGTTCTTGCTTGAACCGCAGTGATAACACCAATTAACTCATCGAAAGATACTCCCGCTTGGATAGCAACAGAACCAGAACGCTTAATACCTTCGATAAGATCTCTTTCAGAAACAGCAGCAGAGACCGCAGCGGCAGATAATTTATTAAGCACTTCTGCACTCGTAATTCCTGTAGCGTTAAAAGAGTTAATGGCTGCTGTTAAACCAGCTACAGCTTCAGCAGCGCCCAATCCAGATAAACGACTTAATACAAGAGCGTCATTTAATCTTTTAGTTACTTCTTCTGCCTTTAAACCTTGACGACTTAATTCTAAAGCTGCGTTCGCAACGGTATCGAATGACTGTTCAGTATTCCGAGCTACGTCAAAAATTGTATTTTTAAATTTTTCTAACTGTTTGGCATTCGCCCCAAGAATGGAATTAATACTAGCGAGAGATTTTTCTACCTCGATAGTGGTCGAAACGAGATTTGCGAAACCTCTTTGTACAGCGGAAAGAACTCCGACAGAAGCTCCAAATGCCAACACACGAGCGTTAGCGGCTTCCATTGATTTTGTAAACTGATCTGCCTTACCAGTAATTCTGCCCAAAGGTTGAGATAAACCTTCAATGCTTTTAGCACTACTTCCTAGATTAATCTTAAGGCTCTTGCCCGCTTTTTTAGCCGCAGCTTCGATGCTTGCTTCTAATCCTGTTTGTATAACTGGTACTTTTAATGGCATAATTCCGTAAACCTTTATTGTAATTACACAAAGATTTACACATCATGCCCAGCTAATCGCATCATTTGTTCCATGTTTAAGGTGCCGCCATGCTTTTTAGCTTCTTCTGACAACGAAACCCCTCCTGTCGTACCGCCTAAATCTTCAACATCTTCATCGGTAGCTCCAAAGATCGCTGAACCAGCAGCATCATCTTTAATTGCAGATGTATTTTTATTCCTTTGATTTTCTGAATAAGCTAATAATTTTTCAGGATCTTCTTTAATGTGCTCGGGAATATTTTCTGTGTGTTGAAATATGTTAAAAAACATTCTTCCATACAATACCACCCTTAACTGATGCACAGTTAATTCTGTGACAGGCTTACCATAAAAACCATTAACATTCTCACAAAGAGACAAATACATGCTAAAAAAAGGTCTCAAAACCGCTTCTTGGATAATTGAGTCAGTCATCCTGTTTTGAATTTTTTGATGAATTTTAGTCAAACCAACGACCTGCCAAGTTTCCAGCTCTCCAAATTCTTCTTCTGAATATAAATGTTCTGTCAGTTCTTTATTTTTAAACAATAAAAATCTTAATATCTCATCCGCACTGCGGCCTTCCGCATAGTCGTCTGCTGTTTGGCCCACTACCTCTTTTCTTCTTTGCTGTAGCGAAGCTATTTTTTCTCTGTTTTTTGTTATTTGCTCATTAATAGCATCTCTTTCAGACTTTAAGAAAACAGCCCTAACTGTTCTTTTGAGATTTTCTGTTTCTAAATTTAAAGTATTTATTTCTAAATCGTCTTCTTCTCGCCAAATGCCTTCTTTTACAACATACTTTAACTTTTCTTTTTCAGTTTGAAGACCTCTGGATAAAGCTAACTGCTTATATTTTTCATGGTATTTATGTAAATACCTTTGGTCTCTGATACTTATATGCTTTACATATACAGGTCGGTCTTCAAAAACAACTTCTGTATAGCCATCAAAAGCCTCGCCAATTAAAGAGATGTAGAACTCTTCTTTCAAACTTCACCTTTTTCGAGATCCTCGATGAGAGCATTGAACTCATCGGGACTGGAAGCTTGGTTAAAGAACCAAAAAGCTAAAATAGTAGTGACCTTCTTTACTAAAGCTTCATAAAGATCTGTGCTATTATCTTCTTTGTTATAGTAGTCTTCTACTTTTTGTTCGAAATCGCTTCCTTCAAAATAAGGAATTGGGTTTTCGTCTTCTTCTCTTTGTATATGAGTGAGCATCAGAGTATACCACAATAAAAGTTTGTTTTGAGCTTTTGTGTCAGCAGTGTGATCAAACAATGACTGCATAGATGTTTCAGCATCTACAATTTGCCTTTTAGTTATAGCCAACTTCTCTTTTAAAGACTCAAGCTTTTCTTTTTGCTTTTTAGTCTTTTTTTCTACACTCTCTAGGCGCACATATTCATTTTGAATATCAAAAATTTCTTTATACAGCTTCCCATAATCTTGCGCGTCATCTTCGCTCCAGACACCACCTGTGTCGCTATACTTTTTATAAAGCATGGCTTTAGTAAGGATTCCCTTTTTTACACAACGACTCATTTCTACAGAGTATTCCAGCTCTGCTTCTTCTAAATCTCTACGAGACGGCCTTTTCAGCTTAATCTGCACGGGAGACTTTTCTTTGACTTTTTTAGTCACGGTCTCCTCTTCGCCCGTCTTTTTGTTTTTGCGAGTGCTTGTTTTTTCTATTTCTCTTTCTTCGTCGAGAGTGAATGAATATAATTCTTTAAATGCCATAACCTTTTTCCTTATTTAAATACAAAACTTACTTTATAATTATCGATCATAGAGCACAAATTTCTAATTGACTCATTACCGCAATCCAAAATTCTTTTTCTAATCCAATTTACTTTATCAGGGGTAAAATGATCAGCGGTGTCAATAATGGGATGATATTCTTTAGGGATGTTGCTGTAGAGCTTTTCATAATGAAAATCATGATCTTTTTTCATATCTTCGACCATATGTAACATCATTTTAAATAGCCTAGAAATCTCATCATTTGACAATTCTTCTAAATTTTTTTTAGCGTTCATCCTTAATCCTATCTTATTATATAAATAAAAGTGTAAAAATCAACATGGCAGGATTTTTATCACAAGACCAAATAACAAAAGTTCAAAATTTAGCTGCGACCTTGCACACTACTTTCGCTAGAACTATTACTGTTTATAAAAATGCGAAGAAAACCCTAATAGCATCAAATGATTCTTGGAATTCTCTTTACAGAAGAACCAATACAGGCTCGAATAGCTCTGTAGAATACACCACAGACTCCGAGACTTTTAGCGCTAGAATCTATTATGATAATATGGACACTGCATATTTAACGGATGATGGCCCAGCAGATCAAGCTGGCACACAAAACAAAGTAGTCGTTCCTGACGGAACAGTAAGAATTGTGGTGGAGCAAGCTGGATATGATTATATAAGTGAGGCTAGAAGGGTAGAGTTCGATGGGAAAAAATTTATTATTGAAAGTGATGGTCAACCAAGAGGCTTAACATCAAATCAATTCTATACATTTGTTCTTAGCCCTGTGGATTAAAATGGCTAAATTACCGCTAGATGTGCAACAAGCTTTGCAAAGACAAGCCCCCAAGCAACTAAGGAGGGACTTCGAAAGAGAAATAAGAGATAAATTTAAAAACATTAAAAACGAATTAATTAAAGAATTTTTATCCGATCCCGTTACAATAGAAATATTACAAGGAGCCAGCGGTAGCAATATAAGTGGAACATTGGGAGGAGTTAGTAATCTTTTTGCATTTATAGGGTTTGATTCGGGCGAACAGCCAATATCCCCTATTTTACAGTCTTTAGAAAATATACAACTCACTTATAAACAAGAAATTAGAAAAAGAGGTATAGGGGTAGAATTCGAAGTTTCATTACCCACAGCCCAAGATATCTTTGCAATTACGCCATTACCGTGGGCTACAGGCAGAAGCTGGGCAGAAGGAATCGAACAAGGGTTGTCAGGATTAGGCTATTTATTAAGGAAAGATGGAGGAAGATCGGGCGCAGCGGTCCAAAGTCGTGTAAATAAAGTGAGAGGCGGGAGATTTCAAAATAGACCTTATATTTCCGCGCTTATTAGAAAATATAGAAAAAAATTTGAAGAGTTGAAATGATAGAACAATTCCAGCACAAATTAACCACATCTTTCTTTTTGTGGTTTGATAATTTCCTTCTAACAAAAGGAGAAGCTTATAGCAATAAAACTGGACAGCTATATTACTACGAAGACCCTCGTTTGGATTCTAGATATTTAGCTTATGGTAGTCCATATAAGCAGTGGGTAACAGACTCTTCAATCGCGGGAGCTACAATACCTACAGGAGTTTCCGTGGTGGGCGCTGGAACTTCTGGTAGAGATGATGGAGTAGTTTTTGATTTTAACAACGGCAGAGCTTTATTTTCTGGTGAAAATACTAGCATGACAGTAACGGGAGAGTTCGCAGTAAAAGATTTTAGTGTTTATTTAACTAACGACACAGAGGATGACTTAATAATAGAAAATAAATATGTTGTTAATTCAAGACTTCCTTCTGGGCCTTTAACATACATACAACCGTATGACGATGTGGTCCCAGCTATATTTTTGTCTGTATCCCAAGCTGAAAACGAACCATTTGCTTTAGGTGGTATGCAAAAGACTAAAACAAAAGCAAAAGCTGTAATATTAGCAGAAGATACTTACCAGCTAGATGGAGTTATATCTATTTTTATGGATTCTGTCGATGAAGTTATAGCAGCAATACCCATGTCTGGATATCCTATAGATGAATTAGGAGATTTAAAGGATGATGGTTTTAATTATACAAATACTGCAAATAGTTATAACGGAGAAACAAAATTTTGTGTAGAAAAGGTAAGGACATCTAAGTTAAGCGATAGAACAAGAAACGTCCTAGCTAACGAACTTTATGTAGGATTCATAGATTTCGATATAGATCAATACAGATATCGCTTTCAATAATTTCACATTTCAACAATAAAACTGTAAACAACAGAAAGAATCTTTATTATGGCCAGTAGAAACAGAGTAATTTATCAATCAGAGGGTTTATATGTTAGTTCAGGAGCAGCCTCAACAGGCGCTCCCGCACATGAGCAACTAAATCGTATTCAAAGCGCTAACTATAGCTTTACCATCAACAGACAAGACGTTAACCAATTTGGAGACTTAGCTAGGATTGATTCCGTAGTTCTAGATCCACCTACTGTTAGTCTTGATTTTAGTTATTACCTTGCAGACGGATTTAATGAAAAGGCTATGGGCTTTTTTGTTCAAAACAGTGGGCAAGGTTACGGAAGTAATAGAGGCGTTGTTGGAGCTTCGTTCGCTGAAGGAAACTTCGCCTCGGGTCACTTAACTGCTAACTCTGGAGTTAACTTCTACATACCAACTTCACCAGAAGGTCAAGATTTAAACAAAGGAGTTACAGGACAAGAAATCGACGCATCTGACACCATTATAGGTATCGGAAACTGTTATGTCAGTGATTATTCTGTAGATCTTTCTGTAGGATCTCTTCCTACTGTAAATGTAACCGTGGAAGGAGCTAATATGAACTCTACTGTTCCAGTAGCTGCTGGTGGAGGACTATTTAAGTTCGACACTCCAGCGGTTGATCAAGAAGCTGGAACAAAACTACATTCTGCTGCTTGTGTCACTTTACCTCCTCCGACTCCAAATGGAGGAATTACAGGGGCATCATTGGGAACTGGCGATGCTGATTACTTGCCAGCCCCTTCACCAATTACAGCATTACGCCCAGGAGATGTTACTGTAAATCTTAACAATATCGACGGCGAATCTTTAGTTGCGTTGAGTGGAGATGGTAACGCTCATGTTCAAAGCTGTAATATTTCATTACCACTTTCTAGAACTCCAATCGATAGACTTGGAAGCAGATTCCCATTTGCAAGAGAGGTTGATTTCCCAGTTAATTCTACTATGAATATTAATGCTGTCGTAAACAACGCTCATGCTCAAAACTTAGCTGATATTCTTGATTCAGGCGTTCAGTCAGCGACAGTTACCATCAAGGCTCAAAATGGTGCAGACGCAATCATCTATACTATGAAGGGTCTTAAAGTTGATAGTCAGTCATTCTCTTCAAGCATCGGCTCTAACAAGACTTTAGACCTTACTCTTTCCACTCAAATAGGAGGACCAAACGACACTGATAACGGAGTCTTTATGAGCGGATGCGGAAGAAACTTAGTATTTGTTTAAAATGAAAGATCTCGGCAAAAAAGATTTTAAAAAGGAAAGCTCATCCTCCCCAAAAGGGGAGGATCAAGCTGTCTCAAAAAAACCTTCTAAATTAAATGACCCAAACTTGCCCATGAGGAGAAAAAATAGAATCCTTGGAGATGGCAAAGATTGGTTCGACACACATCCAGACGCATAATTAAATGAGTGATTTTAAAAAGAAAGCCAGCCCGAAACCTAAAGCTGTAAAAGAAGCCCCTAAAAAAGAAGCTCCTAAAAAAGAAGCTCTTAAAAAGGAAGTGGCAAAAGCTCCCAAAAAGCCTTATAGGGAGGCTCTAGCTGACTTAAAAGCGGCTTATCTTGCTGCTGTAGCTGTTGACACTAAAAAAGCACCTTCTCTTCGCGCTAAATACAAAGAGGATAAGAAAGCTCTCAAAGCTTCTTACTAGGTATAAACAACACCTATTCCGCTCGCGTCAATCCCCCCCAATTGTCTGGGTTGAGCTTGGTATATATTATACTGCGCGGCTAACTGCGTTACCTTGTTCATGCAGTCGGTAGCTAACCCTCTATAGACTTTAGAGACTTCATTGCGGTTAACGAACGTAACAGCGCTTTCTCCGTCTCTTAAGGACAATACGTTGTCTCCACTAGCAGTAGAGGTTGTAATGCCTCTAAGGGCGTTTCTCGCTTGCTTATTGTAGTAATTAGAAAGGTATAATTCCTTTAATACATTTTGCGCCTCGATATCCATGAAACCATAAGTCCCTGTAGCGTCTGCTCCGCTGAAGTTAGTATACAAGTAAGTGTTTACTTGCCCTAAGTTTTCGAATAACCAACCACTGACATTAGATACAGTGGCAATTCCTGTGTCCCCGTCAAACTCGGTAACTACAATTCCTGAAGCGAGATCTTCTAATACGTTCGGCATATAGTGTATTACACTATCTTTTAGTATTTTAACCCTCT